CAACGTCATGGCGTATGACTTACCTGTATTAAAGAAGCTCTACAACTTCGACTACTATGGACAGGTGTATGACACGTTAGTTGCCTCACGTTTAATTTGGCCTAACATGAAAGAAAAAGATATGTTGAAGCGTACAGTTGACAATAAGTTAATTGGTTCTCATTCCTTAAAGGCATGGGGACAACGCTTAAAGTTCCATAAGGGTGACTACGGAGAGCAGGACGAGGCATGGGATGCCTATTCACCACAGATGTTAGAGTATTGTGCTCAGGATGTAGCACTTAACGTCAAGCTATACGAGTTGATCTTATCGAAGAAGTACCCTGAAGAACCTATGCGTCTTGAACACGAGATGAATAGATTGCTGATACAACAACAGGTAGCAGGTTTTCCTTTTGATGTGGAGGCAGCACAAAAGCTCTATACAGAACTATCTACACGAAAGTTAGAAATAGAGGCAGAGTTAGTTGATACCTTAGAACCTACAATAGTCGAGTTGAAAACAAAAACAAAAGTAATACCCTTCAACCCTGCGTCACGGCAACAGATTGCAGACAGACTAATGAAGAAAGGTTGGGAGCCTAAAGAGTTTACTCCGTCAGGTGAACCAAAAATTGACGAAAAAATCTTGGCAGGAATTGAGATGCCCGAAGCTGCCTTACTGACAGAGTTCTTAATGCTAAACAA